TTGCCATCCGCACAGCCTGAAATCATCCGGTGTACAGAATGTAAGCATTATCGAGAGTACGATTCAGAATATGTTGAAAACGCTGTGGTTGTACAGTGCATGGCAGACAGATATCCAATAAGCGAAACAATACCAGATGGATGGTTTTGCGCAGGCGCAGAAAGGAAAGATGATGAATGACTTAATCAGCAGACAGGCGGTGCTCGATATAGCGTTCAAATACTGTCCCGACGATGACGGAGTATGCTCGGAGGCGGGTAATGATTTAAGAAACATGCTAGACGAGATTGAGAATTTGCCGCCCGCAGAGCCGAAGACTGGTAAGTGGACAGAGGAAGATGGCCTAGTAATCTGTTCAGAGTGTGGCGAAGAACACGGCTGGATTGATTATAGGGCGAACTTCTGCGAAAACTGCGGTGCTGACATGAGAGGAGAGCAGAAATGATTATTTGCGGATTTCCGGGAACAGGAAAGTCAATGATGGCAAAACGTTCTCAATGGGTAGATTTGGAAAGTACGCCATTTAAGAAGAATTGGCTTTTATACGCAGAGGTTGCAAAGCACATGAGCGACAGCGGATACACGGTAATGGTATCAACACACGCAGAAATGCTTGAAGCACTTGAACAAATAGAGGCAAGATACACTGTTGTGATACCGCCAATAACAGACAAGGAAACATACCTTCGCAGGTATGACATGAGAGGGAATACATATGATTTTATCAGGCTTTTAGATGGTAATTGGCAGATGTGGTTATCTGCTATCGTCGAAAAACCTACTGTGCTGAAAACAGTTGTAGTGCTTCCGAAAGATGGGTGCATCCAAGCGTGGGCTGATGAAATGAGAGAGGAGACAACATGAGATTAATTGATGCTGACGCTTTTAAGGAATATATAACTGAAGCGTGTGAAGACCTTGCACCTTTATTCAATGACAACGGGAAGGTGGCAAGATTGGTTACAGAAAATTTCTGTAAGGATATTGATGAGCAACCCACCGTTTCCGCAGAGCCGAAGAGAATCAGAGGGAAGTGGATATACGGCGAAGATTCAATGGCAGATTGCGTGGACGGATACAGATGTGACAAGTGCGGATTTTTTGTGCCGTGGGACTATCAGCACAAGAGCATTGATTACATCAAAGATTATAATTTTTGCCCACACTGCGGGGCAGATATGAGAGGAGATCGGGATGAATGACTTAATCAGCAGACAGGCGGCGATTGATGCGCTTGACAAGAGATTTGACAATGTTCCGATGGATCAGACAGCAGAAATCCTTAAGTTGCGGAAAGATTTGAGGAAACTGCCATCCGCTCAGCCAGAAATCGAGGAACGGAAGGAAGAATCGACACAAAATGTTCCGAAAGAAGATCTGATTTCTCGAAAAGCGGCGATTGAAGTAATTGACGCAGTGTTTCCAGTTGACCCGATGAAGTCAGAATATGCGCAAGGGATTGCTTGCGGTGCGGCACTTGCAAAGACATATGTTGAGCAGTTGCCGTCCGCACAACACGAAGCGCTTACAGACAAAGAACAAAGGATATTCCTTGCGGCGATGGGCAGAGAAGAAAAGGTCTGCAAGCAGGTAGATGAAGAATTCAGAGATTGCAGAGAACCTTATGAGGACAGCCTCGTGAGGGTTTGCCATGAGATTATAAGAAAGGTAAAGGCGGCACTATGGGAGACTTAATAGATAGGCAGGCGGCGATTGATGCACTTGCAAAATTTGTTCCGTATGCAATTTGTGATGAGTCAACGGAATCCTATACGAACGGATTGACGGATGCTTATAATCTGATTTGCCAGTTGCCATCCGCACAACCGGAACAGAAGTGGATTTCGTGTGATAAAGGCGAACCAGACGAAGACATGGAGTGTTGGGTGACGGTTAAAACCACAGATGCTCTTTATCGGGGGAACTTTACAAAACGTTATGGCGAACGGAGAGATAAGGGCTTCATCACAAGCGGCGGCTTTATGTGGTGGAACACGGCGCTTGCATGGATGCCGATTTACGAGCCTGAGCCGTACCGCACGGAAGGAGATGACAGCCATGAAGGATGATACCATCAGCAGACAGGCGGCGATTGATGCACTCGGAGAAAAGCCACTTGCTTGGACTGAGGGTGAATATGAATTAGGGTTACAGAACCAATGGGAACACGATGTAGATGCAATAAGGGCATTGCCACCTGTACAGCCAAAGCCAAAGCCAGAGTGTTCGTGCGAACAAATCAAGTGGGAGCGCGATATGGCGATAGCACAACTTAATGAGTTGGGATACGGATTAGGAGAAAAGCCACGAACAGGGCAAATGATTGCAACTGACGAAACCAAATGTTTAACCTGTCGTTGGCAAGATCGAGAGCACGTACAATGCTTTGACGGTCATTTACAGCGCCCACATATTAAAGAATGCGAGGGTTATGAGTTTGCGGACATTCCGGCACAGCTTGCTTTCGAACGTCAGGAGGAACATCATGATTGAAAAAATAGGCAGACCTGCAATGTTGGAACAGCTTGCAAAAGAAGCATCCGAACTCGCACAAGCATGCTTGGAACTAGCAAAAAAAGAACGTGGTGAAAATCCTACACCAAAGTCAAAAGCCGAGTGTGAAAGGGAATTAATCGAAGAATTTACCGATGTTATTCAGTGCGCCCGTGAATTAAAAATCAAGATAGACGAAGAACAGATTGAGGAAAAGGCACAGCGGTTCTTGACTCGATGGATAGCAAAAACACAATCAGACATTGACAAGAAAAAGCATAAATTAAAAAATCAATAATTTATTGATATAAAGCCAAAAAGCTTATATATATTTTAATTTTACCCGCCACGGAGGAACGATGGCAGAAAGGAAACTTACATGAAAGAGGTAGCAACAGTTTATAGAACGGAGGATCTATCTATTTTCAAAACACTAAAAGGGAATAGAGAAGTAAAAGAAAACCGGAAACAAACATTAATTGAAAGCATTGATAAGCATGGATATATTACAAATCCAATTATTGTTAATGAGCGTTTTGAGGTTATCGATGGACAAGGAAGGCTTGCGGCATGTAAGGAATTAGGTTCACCAATTGATTATGTTATTGTACCAAATATTGGCATTGAAGAATGCATGGTACTTAACATGAACATGAAAAACTGGTTGACAATTGATTTTATTGATAGTTATGCCAAGCAAGGCAATGAGGATTATAAAAGAATCCTGGATTTAAGCAGAATGGGATTTGGTATAAGGACATATATGTATGCCAATGGGCTTTATGGTGGCACTACAATTGTGGAAAGTGTGATTAGAGAGGGCAAGGCAAAATCAAGCAAAGAAACATACCAAAATGCAAAACGTGCATTGGAATTTCTTAAAATTGTAAAGCCTTTTACAGATAATGTTGATGGAAGAAAAACTGACCTTGAATCGGCTGTTTTATTTGCATATCGTGATGAAAAGTGTGATAACGATAGACTGGTAGATTGTTTGGCAAAATATTATAATAATATAGGGAATGTAATTAGTATTTCTGTTGCTATGGATGAAATTTCTAAAATCTATAATAGAAATCTTAAAGGCAAACCAAGATTATATTTGCGTGAAGATTATGATAGATTTAGGCATTAAAAAGGAAAGGAAAACAATAAATGAATCGAGTATGCTTATGCGGCAGATTAACGAAGGATCCAGAAGTGAGATACACGCAGGGTGCCGAGCCAATGGCAATTGCAAGATATACATTGGCGGTTGACCGTAGAAAAAAAGACGAAAACAGCGCCGATTTTATCAGCTGTGTTGCATTTGGCAAGTCGGCAGAGTTCGCTGAAAAGTATTTATACAAGGGTATTAAGATTGCTGTAGAAGGACGGATCCGGACAGGAAGTTACACGAATAAGGACGGCAAAAAGATCTATACGACCGATGTTGTTGTGGAATCCACAGAATTTGCAGAGTCCAAGAATTCGGCACAGCAAGCACCTGCAGGACCTACGGCGGACATGGACGAAGGCTTTATGAGCATTCCAGACGGGGTAGACGATGAAGGACTCCCGTTCAATTGAAGAACTGAGCGCTACGGACGCACATCTTGACAGCGTTAAGTACAAGGTGTGTTGTCCTGTTTGCGACAACGAGGAATGCGTAAAAGGTACATTGGGATGCGAAGCAGAACAGTGGAAAAGGAAAATCAAAAAATGAACATACAGGTGGTTAAATTTTACGGGCAGAAAAGATGAAATATTCTGCATTCGTGACGGGCAGAAACTCACTTATGACGAGGTGTTTGGTGAATAAAAACTATTGTGTTTATGAGCATATTTTTCCGAATGGCAAAAAATACATTGGTATTTCATGCAATGTCGAAAAGCGATGGAGAAACGGTAAAGGATACGAAACACAAGGCAAGATTGCTAATGCTATAAACAAGTACGGGTGGGAGAATGTAAAGCATAATATTATCATTGACGGCATATCGAAAGAGCAGGCAGAAACGCTTGAGAAGTATCTCATAGCAGAGTTAAAGACGATTGACAGAGGCTATAATACTTCTACTGGTGGTGAATGTATAGTTGCTTATTATCTTGATGATTATACGCTTGCTATGCTCAATTATGCTGAAAAGAATTTTGAGCCTAATTTTATATATCCTGTTTCGTTCAATGATGGCGAAAAGATAGGAATGCCAGAGATTATCGCAGAGGGGAAAACGGACAAGGAAATAGCTGATTTTTTCAATGAAGCTACAAGAGCTGTAACCATGAAACACAGGAAATATAGTGCAACAAGCGAAGATGATGTGTTTACTTATTTCTTTCATATGCGAGAATATTATCTGTTGTCACTCAATAGGGAACTTGGCGTTGATGTGTCACAATGGGAAGAAGGCAAATGTCCATTTGAAAGATATGAACGATGGCAGTTGGAAGGCAAGGTGGAATAATGATTGATGTAATAATTGAGCGATGGGAAAACTTTACAGGGAAAAAGGCGGTGTTATTAAATGGCGAATAAAAATGACAACCTTGTAAAAGGCGATGAAGCACATAAACTAACAGTCGAAGAACAGTCGATGGGTGGAAAGGCATCAGCACAAGCAAGAAAGCGCAAGAAAGACCTACGTGAAGCCTTAGAAATACTGTTAGACAAGGAATATACAGATAAAAAAACAGGCGAAACGATGCAAGGAATTGAAGTTGTCACAGCGGCTTTATTTAAAGAAGCCGCCAAGGGCAACGTAAAGGCGTTTAATACATTAAGAGATACAATCGGACAACAAGTTGTACAAAAAGTAATGATTGCCGAGGTAGATGCAGATGTTATTGCAGAAGTAGAAGCTATAGTAGAACAAAGCGAATAAAGAGGAGAAAAGTAAATGCAGGAAATATGGAAAAGCATTGAAGGATACGAAGATAAGTATGAAATCTCAAATCTAGGAAGAATAAAAAGCCTAAGCGACAACAAGGGAAGAAAAAGAGAACTTATATTAAATCCAAGAATCAGTAAAAATGGATATTTGTATTTGAATTTGTGGAAAAATTCACACGGCACTTCTAAGAAGATACATAGACTTGTGGCAGAAGCATTTTGCCCGAAGAATGAAAACCCACAATGTGTAAATCATATAAACGGAGTAAAAACAGATAATAGAGCAGAAAATCTTGAATGGTGTACATATTCGTACAACATGCAACACGCCATAAAAAACGGGTTGTTTAAGCCGACCATTAATGAAAAAATGGTGGGTTTGGGAGTGCACGGAAAAGACCATCCATCTTCAAAACCAGTGTTACAGTATGATTTGAACGACAATTTCATAAAAGAATGGGAAAGTTGTGTCGATGCAGGTAAAGCATTGGGATTGCGAGGAAATTCTATACAGAGATGCGCAAGGGGTAAAAGAAAAAGTGCATTTGGGTTTAAATGGAAATACAAAAACTAAACAAATTATTTATATATTATTCCGAGGAAAGTTTACATGAACAGAAAACAGGCGATAGATTTTCTGATAAATAATCCCGTCAAGTATGCTCATATGTTGGGATTTACGAAACTAAAGCAATTCCATAATGATTGGATAAAGAAAATGATACAGAGCAAGGACGATAAAACACTTGAAGCGTCAAGAGGTACGTATAAGACCACATGTGTTTCTATTGCCCTTGCTTTGATTATTATATTGCTACCGAACAAAAGAACAATGTTCATGCGTAAAACCGACAGTGACATAAAGGAAGTCATAAAGCAGGTGCAGAAGATTCTGCAAGACCCACACACACTATATTTTGTACAAGTGATCTACGGAGTTAATCTGAAATTAACAGTACAATCAGCGACAGAGATAAGCACCAATTTAACAACGGATATAAAAGGAACATCACAGCTTGTTGGAATGGGTATCGGTGCATCATTAACAGGTAAGCATTTCGATTTTATATTCACTGATGATATTATCAACATACAAGACCGTATTTCAAAAGCTGAAAGAGATAGAACAAAAATAATCTATCAAGAATTGCAAAACATTAAGAACCGTGGCGGACGTATCTTTAATACATTGACACCGTGGCATAAGGATTCAGCAGAAAGCCTGATGCCAAACATAGAAAAATGGGATTGCTACCGGAAGGAAATAAAAGAAGTCATATCCGATGAAGAATTAGCTGAAATAAAAGCTAAAATGCTACCATCGTTATTTTCAGCAAATTATGAATTGCGTTATGTGGCATCTGAGGACGTTATATTTACATCACCGAACATAAATGGAAATCCTGCAATGTGTGAACAGGGTTTAGCACATGTCGATGCGGCGTTTGGCGGTGAAGATTACACGGCATTTACAATCATGCATAAAACAGGCGGCAAATATTATGTGTATGGTCGATTATGGCGTAAGCACGTAGGCGAGTGTTATAACGAAATTACGGCACAGTATGAAAGATTCATGTGTACGAAGTTAGCAATCGAGGATAACGGAGATAAGGGATTCACAGCAAGGGATTTAAAACAGTTAGGTTGCAGGATATCAAGCTATCACGAAAGCATGAATAAATTTCTAAAGATAACAACGTATCTAAAAGCTATTTGGAATGATATTATATTTGTAGAGGGAACAGACGAAGAGTACATCAATCAGATATGCGACTATAACATAGATGCGGAACACGATGATTCGTGTGACAGCTGTGCCAGTTGTGCACGAGTACTGTATAATAAGAGTGAAAATAGATATAAACCTTTATGGAATTAGGGGGTAGAACGTGCGGACCTACAATGATTTAGTAGAGATAACCAATGAGGACGAAAAACAGCAGTTTATTTTAAGAGCAATCAACGAGCATAAGGCAACAGACATGTATAAGACTGCGCTTGACGCAGAAGATTACATGCGGACACAGAACACCACCATCATGAACTATCGAAAGATACTTTATACATTGAGTGGGCAGGCTGTTCCAGATAATTACAGCGCAAACTATAAATGTGCATCGTCATTCTTTAAGCGATTCGTAACACAGGAAAATCAGTATTTACTCGGAAATGGTGTTACATTCAACGATGAAAGCACGAAAGAAAAGTTGGGCGGTGAGGATTTCGATTCTGTATTACAGGAAGTCGGACGAAACGCATTAGTGCAGGGGCTGGCGTTTGGATTTGCGAATGTTGACCATGTTGATATTTTCAAGCTGACCGAATTTGTACCGTTGTGGGATGAAAACGACGGAGCGTTAAAGGCCGGTGTCAGGTTTTGGCAGGTTGACACTAACAAGCCATTAAGAGCCACACTGTACGAATTAGACGGATACACAGAGTATATCAAGGACGCCAAAGGCGGCGAGCGTGACATGCATATACTGCAGGATAAGCGACCTTATAAATTAACGGTAGGCATCTCGGAAGTAGATGGAGTGCAGATACTAGACGGTGAAAACTATCCGACATTTCCGATTGTACCGTTATGGGGCAATCCCGAACATCAAAGCGAGCTAAACACAATCAGAACACAGATTGATGCATATGATTTAATCAAATCTGGATTTGCAAATGATCTTGATGATGTATCAGCGATTTATTGGACGTTATCGGGAACAGGCGGCATGGACGATATAGATCTTGCGCAGTTTGTCGAACGAATGAAAACCGTTAAGGCGGCTGTTGTTGGTGATGGTGTAGGCGGTGGAGCATCAGCAGAAGCGCACACGATTGAAGTACCGTATCAGAGCCGTGAAGCGTATTTAACAAGGCTCGAAAAAGATATGTATAAGGATTTCATGGCACTCGATACCGAACAGATAGCGGCAGGACATGTGACAGCAACACAGATAGAAGCGGCATACGAGCCATTAAACGAAAAAGCTGATATGTATGAGTATTGCATCGGCAAGTTTATAAAAGGCATTCTGACCGTATTTGGCATTGACGATAAACCAACATTTGTTAGGTCAAAGATGTCGAATAAATCCGAGGATATAAACGCCATAATTTCATGTGCATCATATCTTAGTGCTGAATATGTCACAAAGAAAATTTTAACAATATTGGGCGATATTGATGCAATAGAAGAGGTGTTAGGCCAGATTGATAAAGAGGATTTAGACCGATTTACAACAGGAGATGATGTAAATGCCGAAGATGATGCCGAGAGCGGACAGAGCGCACCGATTGACGGACAGGGAGCTGAAGAAACTTGAAGAAAAGATAGCAAAGGAATATATACAAGCCTATGACGATATAGCAGAAAAAGCCGATAAGTATTTTAATCGGTTTGCCAAACTTGATAAGGAAATGGCGCAAAAGGTTAAAGACAAAAAAATAACAGTTAGTCAATATCGGGAATGGCGAAAAAATAAAATGCTTATCGGTAAAAGATGGAATAATATGCTTGAAGTCATAGGCAAAGACATGCTCAATACCGAGAAAATTGCAATGAGCTATGTGAATGACACAAAGCTCGATGTATATGCAATTAACGCAAACTTTGCAACGTATCAGATTGAGCATGATTCTAGGATTGATACATCATTTACACTTTATAACAAAGATACGGTAAAGATGTTGATAAAAGAAAATCCTAGATTATTACCGAACTACAAGCCGAATGAAGAAAAGCTGTTATTGTGGAATAAACAACATATTAATTCAGCGATAACACAGGCTATTCTGCAAGGAAAAGCAATTCCCGACGTTGCAAAGAGTTTGGAAAAAGTAACAAACATGGATTCAAAGGCGGCTGTCAGAAATGCAAGGACAGCCGTAACATGCGCACAGAATAAAGCAAGATTTGACCAATACGAAAGAGCCGAAAAATTAGGCATCAAGATGAAAAAGGTATGGCTTGCAACATTGGACGATAGGACCCGTGAAAGTCATGTTGACTTGGACGGTGAGGAAGTAGACATAAATGAAAAGTTTTCTAACGGCTTGATGTTTCCCGGCGATCCCGACGGAGAACCGTCCATGATTTATAACTGTCGGTGCCGAATGATTACACAGATTGATAAATACCGAACTGATTGGAGCGATTTAAAAAACAGAAATAATGATAAATTAGGCGGTATGTCATACGATGAGTGGAAAAGCACTCACGGAAAGAAAAAAGGTGATGAGACATGAATATATCGTATAAGATAACATCGGATAATACAGAACAGATTATTGCAGAAAAAAATGATGCTGTTTTACGTGCATTGGAAATCATCGGACAGGTAGTCGAAAATAGTGCGGCAGGATATGCGCCTGTTGATACAGGTAATTTGAGAAACTCCATAACGCATGAAGTCGATGATGGAGAACATTGCGTATATATAGGCTCTAATGTGGAATACGCTCCGTATCAAGAATTGGGAACGAGCAGAATGAAAGCGGCAAATGGTGGGCGTGGTTTTTTACGTCCTGCCGTTGAAGATAATATGGAGAAAATACAAAGCATATTCAAAGAAGAGTTAAGCCAATAAATTGACACATGTTGAATTAATGGTATACTTAAAATATAATCATTGACTAGGGTAGCACCCGTTAACAGCGAGGAGAATGATAATGAACACAGAAGATATTGTAAAACAGTACGCAAACGAAGATGGAAATATTGACGCATCAAAGATTGGTGATGTGGTCAAGGCGATCAATAACGCTGTCGGCAAGGAATTTGTAGACAAGAAAAGATACAACGAAAAGCTGACAGAGATTGATACACTTAAAGGCGAAAAGCAGAACGCCGAGGACAAAGCCACAGGCGCAGAAAAGTGGAAAACCAAATATGAAGCATTGAAAGAAGATTTCGATGCATACAAAAAGGATATTTCCGCAAAAGAAACAAAGGCAACAAGAGAAAATGCATATCGGGCATTACTCAAAGAAGCAGGAGTTTCAGAAAAGCGCATTGACAAGGTTCTAAAGGTATCAGACATTGATAATTTGGAAATTGGCGAGGATGGCAAGTTTAAAGATGCTGATAAGCTGATTAAGGACATCAAAGAAGAATGGTCTGATTTTATCGTATCGTCTGAAACAAAAGGAGCAAACGTTACAACACCACCTGCAAATGTTAACGGTGGAAAGATTTCAAGAGCTGAGATTTTCAAGAAAGACGAACACGGCAAGTATGTTCTTTCTACGGCGGAGAGACAGAAAGCCATTGCGGAAAGTCTTAGCAATTAAAGAAAGGATTAGATTATGGCGGCAACAAATACTGAAACTTTTACAAACCCTAGAGATTCACTCCCTAACGTATACACAAACGTCACGGCAAGAGAGATTGATTTCGTAACAAGGTTCGGTGATAACTGGGACGCACTGAGAAACATCTTAGGTATTATGCGTCCTATCAGAAAGACACCAGGAACAACCCTTAAATCATATACTGCATCCGTTGCACTTGAGTCCGGCAATGTTGGCGCAGGTAATGTGATTCCTTACAGCAAGGCAACAATTACAGAAACCTTGAAGGAAGATGTTACCATCGAGAAGTATGCAAAGGCTGTTCCTATCGAGGACGTAAATACATACGGTGCAGAAATCGCAATCGAGAAATCAGATGATGCATTCCTTACACAGCTTCAGAACGTAGTGCTCGGACGTTTTTACACATTCCTTACAAATGATTCAAGCGCACTCAAAGAGAATGCGACCACATGGCAGATGGCACTTGCAAAGGCGCAGGGACTTGTACTTAACAAGTTTGCAACCATGCAGAAAGATGTGACCGAGGTTGTAGGCTTTGCAAATATTCTCGATGCGTATGATTATCTCGGAAGTGCAGATATTACAATTCAGACAGAATTCGGTCTTACATACATCGAGAACTTTATGGGATATAAGACACTGTTCTTACTCCCTGCAACACAGATTCCACGTAACAGAGTAATTGCGCTTCCGGTCGAGAATATCGACCTCTACTATGTTGATCCTGCTGACAGCGAGTTTGCAAAGCTCGGATTGCAGTACACAACACAGGGTGAGACAAATATCATCGGATTCCACGCACAGGGCAATTACGGAACAGCCGTAGGCGAGACATTCGCAATCATGGGGATGCGCCTGTGGGCTGAATATCTTGATGGAATTGCAGACGTTACTATAACAGGAGCTTAATCATGTATAAAGTAATCAAGTATTTTACTGATTTACAAGATAATGACCATGCTTACAATGTGGGGGATGAATTCCCCCACGATGGCATGGAAGTAACCGAAAAAAGGCTTTTAGAGTTATCTACAAGTGCCAATAGAAGAGGTATGCCACTTATTGAACAGGTAAATGAAGCCAGTGAACCGGTACAAATTGAGGCAGAAACAGAAGAACCGATTGATGATTTTATGAATCCACAGGAAGAACCTATTGAGGAAGAAGATACCGAAAAGCCAGAGAAGAGAAGGGGAAGGCCAAGAAATGAGGTGAACTGATATGCTGTCAGAAATATGTTTTGAAATAAAAAACTATTTTTGCCGAAATCCAAAAGACAAGCATTTTGGCGATTTCAAAATAGAAAACGGCGTTATTAGTCCATCTTTTGATTTAAAAGAAGGTCAGTATTTTCGGATTTATGGTTCGGTGTTTAACGATGGTGTGCATAAGTTTGGCGAAGCATTAGCCGACGAAGAATTCAACGGTTCTTTGTGGCTGATGAAAGTACCACAGGATTTTTTGAATTTAGCAACCGAGATTGAAGATTGGTGTCAGACATATTCAACTCAAGTATCTAGTCCGTATCAATCGGAAAGTTTTGGCAGCTATTCATATTCTAAGGCAAGTGGTAGCAAGGGGAACATTACATGGCAGGATGCATTTGCGACACGATTATCAATGTATAGGAGAATAAGGCTATGAGTTTGCTTGATGAATTTACTGAGTCTTGCAATATCATTGACAAGAGAACCGTTGCAGATGGTTACGGTGGTTTTATTACAGAATGGACGGACGGTGCAGAATTTGATGCGGCGATAGTTTTAGATACGTCAATGCAAGCAAGGATAGGCGAATCGCAGGGCGTGACAAATCTATATACGATCACCACAAAAAAGAATGTGAATTTGCAATTCCATTATGTGTTTAGAAGAAACCGTGACGGTAAAATCTTCCGTGTTACATCCGATGGCGATGATAAACATACGCCGAACAGCGCAACACTAAATATGCGAGTTGTTACCGCAGAGGAGTTCAAACTACCAAATGAATAAATCACAGGCATTACAATCATTTTGGGAAAGTTTTAAAATCCCTGCATACGATGAATTGACTGTACCCGATAATGCAACGTTTCCGTATATTACATACAATGAAAAAACGGATTCAATCGGCAATATCTGTTTGATGAGTGCATCAATATGGTATCGGTCAACATCGTGGAAAGAGGTTAGCGATAAAGCGGAAGAAATCGCAGAATACATCGTTAAAATGACACCACCATCAATCGAGATTGACAATGGAAGGCTGTATATAAGCAAGGGAACGCCATTTGCGCAACGAATGGCAGAACCGAGTGACGATATGGTAAGAAGAATTTATATAAATATTAATGCCGAGTATTTAACGGCGTTTTAGAAAGGGGAATAAATGGGTAAATTTACTGTAATACCTCAGGACGCATTTTCTGGCTTACAGCTTGATGCAGGTGTACTTTTAAAAACATTTGACCCGGCAAAGCCTAGCGCACCTGCTGATGCAGACATCATTTGCGCAACGACAGGCGGAATAAATGCTGTATGTAAGCCTACTTTTTCCGATTTCGGCAAAGATGTAGACAACGTACCAAACAATATGAAGGAGTTTAAGCACCTTGATGGTTGGGAATGTTCATTTTCTACAACATCTCTCGGAACAACACCTGCACTTATCAGAATGTCATTAGGTTGTGCTGATATCGACACACAGGACACAACAAAGATTGTTCCAAGAATGGATTTGGAGCAGACCGACTTCACGGATATTTGGTGGGTAGGTGACAGAGCCGATGGCGGACTCGTTGCAATCCAGTTAAAGAACGCACTTTCAACAGACGGATTTTCTTTGAAGACAACAAAGAACGGCAAAGGACAGATTGAATTAACAATTACAGGTCATGTATCAATCAATGCGCAGAAAGAAGTGCCGATGGTATTCTATTCTGCTGATGCACCAACAGAACCATAAATAAGAGGAGGGGGTTAAAATGAAGAACCTTGCAAATTGTACGCCGTCTGAATTTATCAAGCAGACGGTGAGATTAAAAGATGTTGTGCCGAAATGGATAAACGCAACACAGATATTAAAGATAAGGTCAATTAAACCGAAATTGATTGCAGTACCAAAAGACGCAACCAAAGAAGAAAAAGCAGAAATCGAAAAGGAAAATGCGGATATACTCAATAAACAGGTCATTAGTAATCTGAGTAAGATGATTGATAACATGTTTGTAGAATGTCCGCAGGAAACTTTGGAAGTGCTTGCGCTATCATGTTTTGTTGAACCCGAAAATGTTGATAATCACACAATGGACGAATATTTGTGTTGTATAGAAGAAATGGTACAGGCGAAAAGCATTGTAAGTTTTTTCTCATTATTGGCTCAACAGTAGATGCATCAGAAATCTATATAAGAAGTCTATCTACATTAAACATGAGTTTAGTTGATAGCGTTGGGAAAAGCTATGTAATAGATCATTACATAGCTTTTTTTAAAAAAGAGATGCAAGATAAATCATATAGAATATATGTAACTGATGCACTGCAGTTATTAACAAAGAAATTTGGTGGTGAATATCTGAAAAACCGTTTTTACGATGTGATAGAGCCACACGTCGAGGAAACAAGAACGGCAGAAGAAGTAATAAATGATATTCGGAATAAAATAACGGGGTTATAGTTATGACATCAGTATTTGAAATATTCGCAAAGCTAGGATTAGATTCAAGCGAATTTGATAAGGGATTAGATAACGCAAAAAGCACCTTATCAAACATGGGTTCCGCTGTCGGTTCGGGACTTGGAACAGTTGCAAAAATCGGGACAGCGGCGGTCGCTACTGCATCGGCAGGGATTGCGGCATTGGGAACAATGGCTGTTAAAGGATATGCAGATTACGAGCAGTTAACAGGCGGTGTTGAAACGTTATTCAAAACAAGTTCCAATGCCGTAATGGATTATGCCAACAATGCGTATAAAACAGCAGGATTAACAGCCAATGATTACATGGAAACCGTCACAGGATTTTCTGCATCATTGATATCATCATTAGACGGTGACACAGCAAAAGCGGCAGAAGTCGCAAACATGGCAATTACTGACATGTCTGATAATGCCAATAAGATGGGTACGGATATAGAGTCCATAAAAACTACCTATCAAGGATTTGCAAAGCAGAATTATACGATAAAACTAATGTCCGTTGCATAAGCGATTATGCAAACGAGTGGATGTGAACTCTACCAGAGGTGTGCGGATTATTCCGTGCTAACGGGCAAGGCAGAACTAAGATAAAAATACACAACCTTACACTTTGAGCGTAAGGACGAATAAGCCGATAAGAGATCCTAAGTCCTTGCGAAAGGATAGCGGTAATCCCGTGCGAAGCCTACGAAAGTAGGACCGTCTAACGGCTATCGGTTCGTCACCGAGTACAATATCTATTGGTACGATATTGGAAGTGCATCCTTACTAATTCAAATTGCATAAGCAAACGAAACTTGCTATAATAGACATATAGAAAGGAGTTTACTTATGTGGAAAAAAATCGAAGAAAGACCAAATTATTCAGTAAACGAAAACGGAGATATCAGAAACGACAAAACCGGAAGGATACTAAAGCAATACACACATTCCTGCGGATATAAAACAGTGATGTTAGGCAGAAAAACAAGTCCGTTGTATATCCATAGGTTAGTTGCAAATGCTTTTATAGAAAATCCCAATAATCTACCGCAAGTAGACCATATAAACGGAGATAAAACCGATAATAGAGTCGAGAATTTAAGATGGGTAACTGCATCCGAGAATTCTCTAGGCTATGGCTACAAAAGCAGGATAGAAAACAGGAAGAAAAAGATAAGAGCCACTAATGGCACGGAAACCATTATCTTTAATTCTAGAGATGATTGCGCAAGATATTTCCAATGCCACAAATCACAGATAGAATATGGCAGAGTTTACAAAAAAGGTCAAAAAAAAGGTTGGAAGTTTGAATTAGTAAAAGATATAGTCTAATCCCCTAATAAATATCGGGAAACCGAGGGTGTAAATTGGTTAGACAATTTAAAACTAGGTTGAAGATAAAAGCCATAGCCTAGTATAAATCGGGTAAAATCGGTGAAATCTAAACAGAAATGCAAGGTAATACCGAGATAATCACATAAATTGCGAATAGGTTATGTGACATTGTAGAGCGTAGGAATTGAATAAATATAATATTCCCAAGAGTACCCGACAATCGTAAGATTGAATATGTACGCCGACCTTATAGGAAACTATAAGAAGTAGAGGATAAAAAGCCTTTGCGATAACAAGTGTATGGCGGCACAAAGCAAGAAATGGAACGTTTGCTTGCAGATGCTGAAAAATTGACAGGTCAAAAATACGACATTTCTAATTTTTCTGATATTGCCGAAGCTATCCATGCAATTCAGACTGAAATGGATATCACGGGGACAACCGCAAAAGAAGCAGGTAGTACAATATCGGGTTCGGTTGCATCAATGAAATCCGCATGGGATAACCTTGTAGTGGGATTGGCAGATGGTAATGCTGATTTAGGACAGTTAATTGATAATGTTGTAACATCAGCAGAAACAGCATTTAATAACATTTTACCCGTTGCGGAAAAAGCGTTAATGGGAATAGGTCAATTAGTTACAAACCTTGCACCTATTATTGGCCAGAAATTACCCGAGTTAATCACAACGTTGTTACCACAAATCATTGATACAGGTACGCAGTTTATCGGTGCATTGGGGCAAGGCGTTATTGATAATATATCGACTATCGTAGATAGTGGTGCGCAGATAATAGTTCAGCTTACAAATGGACTTGTACGGGGATTGCCACAATTTATCGATGCGGGTATGCAGATATTGGGGGCGCTCGGTCAAAGCATTATTGATAATATTCCGACTATTGTCGATAGTGGCGTACAGATAGTAGTTCAGCTTACAAATGGTCTTGTAAAGGCATTACCACAACTTGCAGAGGGTGCGATAGCACTTGTACAATCATTAGGGCAATCATTTGCAGAAAATGCGCCACAGTTACTTGAAGCAGGTAAGCAATTAGTCCAGATGATTGCTGATGGTATAGTATCTGGAATCCCTATATTGATTGAGCAGGGATTGCCGATGCTTGTTGATTTCTCAGCAGGATTAAGAAAAAACGCAGGTAACTTGGTTGATGCAGGTATTGATTTAATCATGAAAATTGCCGATGGTCTTATTGAGGGATTACCGACAATGATTGAAACGATACCCGATATTATCATTAACATCGCGGGAGTTATTAACGATAATGCACCTAAATTACTTGCGGCAGGCGTACAGTTAATTATAAAACTTGGCGAGGGTATCATTAAGGCTATACCTACACTCGTAGCGAATATCCCTAAGATCTTTGAAGCTATCTTAGCTGCATGGAATGCACTTAATTGGATAAGCCTTGGCAAAGATCTGATTAACTTTATCACAAATGGTGTGAAATCGCTCAGACAGAATATCCCTAATGCATTAAAAGATATTGGCAATAAGGCGGTTGGATTTTTCAAGGGCATAAATTGGAATAATCTAGGACAGACTGTTATTAATCTTATTAAAGGTGGAATAACAGGACTTGCGACAGCTATCCCTAATGCACTTAAAACTATCGCCAATACCGCAATGAATGCATTTATGAGTATCGATTGGGCAAGCATAGGAATTAATGTTGTAAAGGGAATTGTAAATGGTATTAAGAGTTCAGCAGGATTACTTGCAAATGCGGCAAAGAATGCGGCTAAGAGAGCATTTGATGCGGCAAAGGATTTTCTTGGCATACATTCACCATCGAAAAAAATGGCTTGGCTCGGTGAAATGATGGATAGAGGACTGGCAGGCGGCGTGGATAAGTTTAGTTATCTAGTAGAAGATGCCATGAATACTTTGGGTGTCGATGCCATGAATACTTTGGGTGTCGATGCTATGAAGTTTGCTCCACAGCTTGCATTTGCAGATGGAACTACTACCACTTCCGCGGCGGGTTATAATCAGACAGTTAATATTTATAGTCCGACTGCTCTTGATCCATCAGAAACAGCAAGACAAACTCGAAATGCTACCAGAGATATGTTTTTATCAATGAGGGTATAAATAGAGAGGTGCTATAAATGAGAAGTATAAAATGCATCAATAATGTCACAGGAGTTTCTTTAACGGTGGGGGAAAGTAGCTTTTCCCCTTTTTTCCTTGCAAGTGTAGATGGCATATATGATTCTCAGAATAATGTGTTTATGTCAGAAAATACCATGACTGATGGTTCTACTTATCAAGGCTCTATTGCAAAGCAAAGAAATATAGTTTTATACTTAATGGAGAATCCTCAAAGCGATTATTTTGTATATAATCAAAATAATCGAGATTTTCTTTACAGTTTATTCCGTAAGGGTGAGGCAGGTACTTTAATCTATACCGAGAATGATGTTTCTCGTAAAATAGATTACTATGCTGAAAGTGTACACAGAGCAAAAACCAGGAGCAGGCTTTTTACCGTATCTTTATTATGTAATCAACCTATGTTCAAGGACGTGGTTGACCATACTGTATCCATGGCAAATGAGATTAGTGTATTTGAATTTCTCCACGAATTTCTTGCAGAGGGTGAGGAACTTGCTTACAGGTCGAGTGAACGATTAGTAAATATTGTGAATGACATTGCCGCAAACAACATAGGAATCACTATTACTATAAGCGTTTCATCTACAGTAATTAATCCGTCAATCACTCATGTTGAGACTGAAAAGAGCTTGACTATAGGTTCATCATCAAGACCATTCACAATGGCTAGAGGTGATTTATTGACTATTACTACAGGGGTCAATAACAAGCATATACGATTAACCCGAGATGGAGTAACTACCGAAGTTAATGAATATATGACTGAGGATAGTGATTTTATACAGTTGATGTTTGGAGATAATCATATTGCTTATAATGCGGATTCGGGTGAAGATTATATGGTTGTAAGTATCCAATATGCGTATGAATATGAGGGAGCGTGATTCATGGAAATACGTGTGTATGATAATGAATTGAATTTTAAGGGTATATCAGAAAATCAGACTAGCTTTGTATGGACCCGCAGATACTTTGAAAGCGGAGAGTTTAGGTTGTATCTTCCGTTAACTGATGATAACTTTGCATTATATAAACTTGGAAATTTAGTGACCTATCGGGGTGCTAATGAAGCAGGCGTGATAGAAGATTTAATTATAAGGTCAACTAACCTAGAGCGTGTTATAATAGCATCTGGAAGATTCTTGCCATCTTATATGGATAGAAGATTAGTAAGACCAACCTTAACCTTTAACGGAAAGGTAGAAGTGGCAATGCGTAAAATGCTTACCGATGCAGTTTCTATTCCGTTGGTTGAGCTAGGACAGTTAAATGACTTTAATGAGACAGTAAACTTTCAAGTTACATATAAAAACCTATTGACTATGGAGGAAAAGTTAAGTCGGTTATCAAATATTGGTTTTAGATTCAGACCCGATTTTACTAACAAGGTTATCTACTTTGAAACTTATAAAGGAGTAGACCGTTCACGAAATCAGAGTGACCGAGCATTTGTAGAATTTTCTGATATGTTCGATAATCTTAACTCTATTGAGAACAGGCAGAATGACCAACTACTAAAAACAGTAGGCTATGTGGGAGGTCGAGGTGAGGGGTCAGAAAGAGTTTTTGTTACGATAGGTGATGACTCACTTACAGGACTTGAAAGACGAGAGGTATTTATTGATGCAAAGGATATATCATCGGAAGATGTAACTCAGTCTGAATACTTAGACTTGTTAAGATCCCGAGGTGCAGAGAAAATGGAAGATTGTATGTTCTCGGATTCTTACGAATGTACTACAATTCCATTAGGAAACTATGAGTATAAAAAAGACTATGACTTAGGTGATATAGTCACTATACGAAAGACTGATTGGAATCTTAATATGACACTGAGAATAACTGAGGTTCAAGAAGTTTATGAACACGGAAGTGCTACGATAGTGCCGATTTTTGGTTCACCACTTCCAACAAAAATAGATATGGAGGACAGCTAATGGCAATGGCAGATGGATACGGGTTGTTTTGGAATAGCGACTCGGGAGACAGAAAGTATGATGCGCAGTCATTTGAAAAATGGCTAAAAAAGTTTTTTACATCGGGTGTTTTTGAAGGTGACTTGCAAGTATTAGCATCAAGCGGTATGACTGTGCAGGTTCAAACAGGATACTCGAATGTGAACGGAAAAGTAGGCTTATTTGAAAACGTTACTAATTTAACTCTTAGTGCGGCTAATTCAAGATATTCGAGAATAGATACTATCATAATCGAAAGAAATGATGCCAACAGGGTTATTCAGATAGATAAAGTCACAGGGGCGTATACAGGTGAAAATCCACAGCCTACAGCACCAATATGGGATGAGACACAAGGAATATATCAGTTGGTACTTGCGCAGATTTATGTGGGAGCAGGTGTAAGCTCAATTTCGCAAAAAGATATAACTGATAAAAGAACTGATACTGATGTGTGTGGATACATCGCAGGCACTGTAAATGAAATGGATTTTTCACAGTTTACAGCTCAGTTTGAACAGTATTTTGCAGGATTCAAGGCTGGAACGCTTGCTGATGTAACACAGTGGTTTGCTGACAGGGAAAATGAATTTGAAACGTGGCAATCTGGACAGGAAACAGCTTTGGCAGCATGGCAAGAAAACAGAGAAGATAATTATGAAGCCTGGTATTCCATGCGGCAAACATCTTTCCTGAACTGGGTAAGGGAAATGCAAGAAGCAATGGGTGAAGATCCTTCTTCAGCAATCATTGCCCTTACACAGGAACTGGATGAAAGGCTTGGACTTCTGGAACACATGGTTATCCAGAATGACATTACCTGTCCGATCACGGATGATGATGGTGCGCTTCTTGTGTTTGATGATGGTTCAGCCCTTCTGGCTGAAATGTCATATGCAGCAGCGGCAATTTCTGAGGCTAACGCATTTAGCGGCACTCCGGAGGGTTACGCGGAACTTGCAAGCACATTTAACGCGCTAGGGTTGTATGTCGATTCGGACGGATATACTTGCCAGGCATTGAAAAAGAAAGGATGGTAAAAGAATGAGTGCAATTTCTATTGAAACAAAGAAGATTTCAGAACTGAACCTTGCAACGGAAGCCGTTGACAATGACCTTCTGATTCTTCGCAAATCAGACGGCACCGGCGTCAAGTCCCTGCCCCTCTCAGCCCTGAGAGACTTCGCGGTCGGTGACATCCTCACCCACCACGGCGCGGGTCTTCACAACGCCCTCTACCGCGGCAAGTACCTGGGCGACTCTCTCACGGCGGCACAGTCGGCAGCGATCCGCGCCGGGACGTTCGAGGACCTCTACATCGGGGACTACTGGACCATCGGCGGCGTGAACTACAGGATCGCGGACTTCGACTACTTCTACCGCGCCGGTGATACGGAGTGCACGACCCACCACGCCGTCATCGTTCCGGACACCAATCTGGACAACCAGAAGATGAACGACACCAACGTCACCACGGGCGGCTATCCCGGCTCCAAGATGTACACCGACTACATGGCCACGGCCAAGAACAAGATCATCGCGGCCTTCGGCTCCGGTCACATCCTGAACCACCGCGAGTACCTGACGAACGCCGTGGCGAACGGCAGACCGAGCGGCAGCGCGTGGTTCAACAGCACGATCGAGCTCATGAGTGAGGCCATGTGCTACGGCGGCACCTTCTTCGAGCCCGTCTCTGACGGCTCCACTGTACCGGCCAAGTACAGCGTGGCCTGCAAGCAGCTGAACCTCTTCAGGCATCGCCCTGACATGATCAGCAACTGCCAGACCTTCTGGCTGAGGAATGTCGTCTCAGCGTCGTTCTTCGCCCTTGTCAACCACTACGGTTTTGCGAGCTCCGACTACGCCTCGGTCTCCATTGGCGTGCGCCCGGCTTTTCCCCTGATCTGAAATCTGCCGGGGCTTGCCCCCGGCAAAAAACTTTAAACCAAACAAAGAAAGGATGGTAAAACAATGAAGATTATTGATGAAAAGGGTAATGTTATCACTGAAAGACCTGATTTTTCCAAAGGAAGGTATATTCAGAAGGAAGGGGATCCGGATACTTTGATTTATACCCTGTACACGGCTGAAGAAATGGCTGAAATGGCTGAACAGCTTGCCAGTGATCCTGTCACGGCACTTCAGATGGCTGTTGTTGACCTGTATGAACAGATGGGTCTTCTTGCTGCCGCAAACGCTACTGAATAAGAAAGGATGGTGAAATTAAAATGATTAAAGTTATGGCAAGAATTTATGCTGATCTGATTCGTAAGGGCATGAAGACAATTGATGATCTTCCAAACATTTCCGGACTGAAGGAAGCTGTGGAAGAACTTTTGGCGAAACAAAAGATTAAGGGGGCTTATAAATGAGTTTATCAAAAAGACTTTTTACCGATGAAACCGGCCAGAGGATCGCGGGAGCGCTTGAAGATATCGCTTACTACGGCGCGGGCTCAGCTGCGGCCCTGGATGCGGCCGTGATCGCTATGATCGACGGCACAAACACGACCCGCGTCTTCAAAGCATGGTATGAACGCGCGGCGATCCTCGCCGGATCCGACGCTACACGCTGGGATCTTCTCAGTAAGTACGCGAGACTGATCGCGAAGGCGTGGGGGGATAAGACCTACACCCTCAGAAGTGCCCCGGCATCCGTCTCAGGTGATGCCACGATGACTCCGCTGGATGATCTCGCTTTGAAGAGCGAAGGTGGCCAACTCGCCATCGAGACAGACTCTGCAGATCCTGACGACTGGACTGTCGAGGATCCCATGACCTGGTACATCAGGGCAAACGCGAAGAGCCTCGCAGACGGAACTATGAACATCACAGCCATCGAGGGCATCGATGACGACTTTGATATAACCGGAGAAGATGCTCCGGTATGGACTTTCGCCCTGGCACTCTACATCAAAGAGTGGAGCGATGTTTCCTACAACTATATCAGCTTCAGAACGGCAGCAGCCTACGGCTTCGCAGCTGACGCCGCAGACATCGGCCCGGACGGCAACAGGCGCGACCTTACCTGGCACCCTACTTTCCCGGGCGGACTGAACAGCCAGAACGCACTCACATCCGGAGCAGGAAGAGCGCCCTACATCAACGCAAGCGCGAACGCAGGACTCAGGGCGGCGCGACTCATGGACGCTTATGAGGGCCTCTGGAATGACTGCGACACTCGCTGGCTTCTCAGGATGTGGCAGCTCAGGCACTGGAACCTTGAGAACTCCAACATCGCGGAAGGCTGCACGAACTACGACTTCGACTACACGCCTGCAGTCGCTGAGACAGGCGTCAAGCGTGTCCTTCTTACTGCAGCTCAGGCGGCAAACCTGATCGTCGGATCCTGCGTACAGCTCTCGACATCTGCGAGAGGCGGAACCGTAACGGCACTCGCTCAGATCGAATCAAAGGAGACCGTCGAAGTCAGCGGCACGAGCTACGTGGCGATCGACCTGGACGTCGATACTACTTTCAACACAACGACATCTTTGCATCTTTGCACGATGCCGTACTTCAGCGGAGCGACGGAGGCACTTCCCGGACACGCTGACGGATGTTTCGGCGGAACACTCACAGGCGGCAAAGGTCCGCTCAGAGTCGCCGGTGTCGAGTGTATGGACGGCGCTTATGCGCTCGGCCTCGACCCGCTTTACAATGTCACGGCCGGATCCGCTTCGGGCAAGTTCGACTATGCCGTGCATGAATGCAAGGATTCCGAGAAGCTGGCCGGAAGCATAACTTCCGATTACGAGAACACAGGCATCACATACACGGACATGCCTCAGGGCTGGCAGTACGTGAAGAGCTTCGTGAGGACGGTCAAGGGTATCCTCTTCCCCGAAAGCATCGGGGGCGGCTCAACCACTTATTTCAAGAGTGCGTTCGGTGGGACGAGCTCTGCGGGGGTGCGCTCCCCTTGGCGTTTTGCTGACTTTTACGCTGGTGGGGCTGCTGGTCTCGCGTGTGAGCCTGGTAACAATGCGCCCTCGACCTCGTACTGGGCTGGTCGGCCGCGCCTTGGAGGGGCGGGTAAGAAAAGGGGGTGAACAGCCGGCTCCGCCGGCTGAGAGGGGTACTCCCCTCAGTCCCCACTATCCGACATAGAGGAACTAATGGAGGTTGCGGCCAAAGTCCGGGGCTTCCATAGCTGGCTACATTTCAAAAACGAACAGGAGGCTCTTTATGATTTACAGAAACGCAGAGGCAGGCCAGACACCGGAGAGAGTAGCGCTGGAGAGACTGCCGGAAAAAACCATCGTCAGGATGACGGACAACGTTACACCCTTCAAAACGGAAACACAGGACGGCCAGCCGAGCCAGACTATGTACCGTTTTGACGAGGTCGTTTTCGACCTTCCGGAAGACAGATCCGGAGAGACCGTCACCAGTATCACCGCGGACTTCGACGCCTGGTGGGAGTTCGGATCCGCAGACAAAGAACCGGTCACACTGGAAACGAGAATCGCGGCGCTGGAGGATATGTTCCTCGCAACGCTCGGCATGTAAAGGAGGCACGTCATGAGTCCGAAATACAACTTCATCCGCCTGATGTATAAGATGCACAAGATCACCGCTGCGGAGGTTTGGGCCTACGCTGACAATGGCGAGATCACCGAAGAGGAAGCTGCTAAGATATGCGGCCCCCGTCCGGGAGGAAAAGCGTCAAGAAATGAACTTAAAGGAAATATTTGATAATTTAAACCTTGGGAATTTGTCAATAATTTGTTTCTTGGCGCTTTCTCTTGTAGAGATATCGCCGATTAAGATTAATCCGTGGTCGATGCTGATACGGTGGTTTGCGAAATTGCTCGGAATCAGTGATTTAAAAACCGAGATTGTACAAGTGCGAGACAGGATGGATGAACTGGAGAAGAAAATCGATCAAATGAAGATTTCCGAGGAAGAAAAAGAACAGCTCAAAGAAGCTCTGGACGCACGTCGCAGAATATTACAATTTAACGATGAACTTTTATTAAAAATTAAACACAGCAAGGAAATGTTTGACGATATTTTGTCAGATATCAGCGATTATGACAGGTATGTAAGAACGCACCCTGATTTCGTGAATCAAAAAGCGGTTTTTGCTGAGCAGAATGTCGGTAAAGCATACAAAAAATGCATGGAAGAGAATGACTTTTTATGAAATGTATAAAGGAGGTTAAAAATGAATTTTGCAAGTGCATTTATTTCACTTCAAAGAGGTCATAAAATTAAAAGGCATCATTGGGGCGGTTATTGGAAATTTGAAGATAATATGATTATGATGCATACATACGACAATAAAATCATCAGACTTGTTGACACAGAAGATGTTATGTACACAATTTCAAATTGCGCATGTGATGATTGGGAAATTGCTGACGAATACGGGGCTTCAAAAGAGCTTAACAGAGGATAAAATCATGAAATTATCAAACGAAACTTATGATTTATTAAAGTGGATTGCACAGATTTTACTTCCTGCACTCGGAACACTCTATTTTGCAATCGCTAATATTTGGGGGTTACCCTACGGGGAGCAGATTGTCGGCACTCTGACAGCGGTCGATGCATTTCTTGGAGTTTGCCTCGGAATCAGTTCCGATAATTACCATAAGTCAATAGGTGACACAAATGAAACTCACAAATGACATCAAGTTTATTTGGGATTATTTCAAAGGTAAAGGCTTAACAGATTGCGGTATTGCAGGACTCATGGGCAATCTATACGCTGAGAGCGGACTAAGGTCGAACGCGTTAGAGCGACTTTGTATAAAACGCTATGCAGAGCTAGGCATCAATTTTACTGATGAGTTTTATACAATTTCGGTTGACAGCGGAGCAATCAGCAAAAACGAGTTTTTACACCCAATGGGTAAACATTACGGCTACGGACTCGCTCAATGGACAACCGAGAGTCGAAAGCGGGGATTATATGACTATTGCAAGGCTCAGAATGTCTCTATTAGCGACTTAAATGCTCAATGCGAATATTTATACCTTGAACTTGAAAAAGCCTTTAAATCGACCTTAAACGTGCTTAAAACGGCATCGGATGTTGACACGGCATCCGACTATGTACTTTTACACTTTGAGCAACCTAAGGATGCAACATCACAGATTGAGATACGTCGGAAATGCAGCAATGGGATTTATAATCTATTAGGGGGTAGCATGGTAATCATAGGAAGCGCAAGGATAGACGAAAACGGTCATGCTAGTGGCGGACAGGCAGGAGACCAAAACGGTAAAGAGGTTAGCACGCAGGAATATTATCTCCATGATAAAGGATGGAATGTTTTGAGGGCAAAAGAACCGCAGGTGCGTGAAGCAATCGCACAGAATATGACATGGGCATGTGCAAATAATAATATCGGATATGACCAGGGACAGAATCAGACTCTTTATCAGACAGCAAAGCCAGTAGGTTTTAATTGTTCATTAGTCGGGACTCCGTGCGAGACCGATTGTGCAAGGCTAGTGCGTGTATGTGTCCTTTATGCAGGGGTTATGGTTTCCGACTTTTACACGGGCAACGAGAAGGATGCTTTGCTTGCTACAGATGCTTTTGACCTTGTTAATGTAAAGCTCCCGGAAGAACTACTCCGTGGTGATATCCTTGTAACCAAAACTAAAGGGCATACGGTTGTGGTTTTAACAAACGGTGCTAATGCTCAGCCAAAAGAACCGATAAGTACTCCGACAGAGTATAAACTCGGATGGATTAAAGTTGGTGCTAGTTGGTATTATCGCATCGGCAAGGGTATCAATGCACATGGTTTTAATAATATTAAGTGCAAAGATGGCAATACCTACAGATTCTATTTCGACGATAAGGGTAAGATGCAGACAGGATGGCAACACATCGGTGATTATTGGTATTATTTCCATGATACTGTCGGTAGTGGTCTTGAAGGTGCAATGTATGTTTCCGACAAGGACGGTCGGCAATTTATTGCTACTTTTTGATTAACTTAGTCAAGCTTTAGTCAAGTATTTAGTCAAGCTTTAGTCAATGATTAGTCACGTTTAGTCAATTATTAGTCACGTTTAGTCAATTATTAGTCACGTTTAGTCAATGATTAGTCACGTTTAGTCAAGGATTAGTCAAGGTTTTATGAGGAGTGCTTCGGCGCTCCTCTTTTTCACGCCCTAAAAAATATACGCAAACAGCACAAAAAATGATATAATTGATATGTAACTACACAAAAGGTTAAAAAATTAAGAGGTTGAACATGGAACAGATACCATACGTAGCATTCGAAAGCGCATTAGCACGTCTTGAACGCACTAACCGAAGATTATTTATTTTATGCATCATTTTGATATTGCTGTTGTTAGCGACAAATTTAAGTTGGATTTATTATGAAAATTCATTTGAAGATGTTGTAGTAACGCAGGACAATGCAAACGGATATAACAGTTACATTGGAAATGATGGAGATATAAATTATGGCGAAACAAACGATAAAAACAAGACGTAGGAAATATGGCGGTGATACAGGTTATCATAAATGCCCGTCATGCAACGGAACAGGACGCAAGAAGAATGTCGGACGTGGTGCGAAGAAATGACCGAGTATAAAAATAGCGACATTGCATATCTCATAGATGAATATGTACATTCAGAAAGAGATAGACAGATCATGAAGCGCAGGTACATAGATGGTGTATGCTACGAACCGCTTGCAGAAGAATTTGATTTATCTGTTAGGCATGTCAAGAACATCGTATATAAATATGATTACATATTGATGAAATTAGAGGGCAAATAACCGCCCTCTTTTTTTATACGATAAATTGCACGAATAATGCACGAGCCATTCATTTTGATTAAAAACCATGTTGATAGAATAGAGTCAATGGAGAGTGATGAAAATGTGGGTTAAAGAAAATATAAATCCCATTTCTGCACGTGTTGGGGATTGTGCAGTACGTGCAATTGCAAAGGCGTTAAATGTTGATTGGGAAAAGGCTTATGTGATGCTTGCTGTCAATGGCTTTATTATGGCGGATATCATGAACGCCAACAATGTTATTGCATCGGTTTTAAGGCAAAATGGATTTGATCGTAAAACGATAGATAACACATGTCCCGATTGCTTTAGTGTTAAAGATTTCTGTAAAGAAAATCCTAAAGGCACATTTGTATTAGGCACAGGCACTCATGTTGTCACAGTAGTTGACGGTAATTATTACGATGTGTGGGATAGCGGTGACGAAATCCCTGCATATTATTTTTACAGAAAAGAGGATTAAAAAATGGCATATAATAACGGCTTTCCAATGAGTTATCCACAATATACACAACAGTATCCACAGCAATTTCAGCAACCAATTTCAACACCACAGCCACAGATAAATCAGAATCAGAATAACCCAATTATATGGGTTTCGGGTGAAGCAGGTGCAAAAGCGTTTTTAGTTGCGCCAAATACAACGGTGCAATTGTGGGATAGTGAAAATCCCGTTATTTTTCTGAAGTCGGCAGACGCAAGCGGAATGCCTAGCATGAAGATACTTGACTACACTATTAGAGAGGGAGAAAAACAGCAAAATACCCCTTTAAAAAATGATATGAACAATTATGCCACCAAAGAGGAATTGAACGCTTTTAGGACTGAAATCTTACAGACTATAGAGAAAGTCAAAGGAGATTTAGGAGCATGACACCGTTATATAACATGATGAATCAGAATAATCCGTATAACAATTTTATGAAACAGTTTAACGAGTTCAAAAAGACGATAAACGGAAATCCGCAGGAACAGATACAACAACTATTGAATAGCGGAAAAATCTCACAGTCGCAGTATAATGCGGCAGTTCAGAAAGCGAACATGCTAAAAAATATGTTCGGCATAAAATAAATGTTCCCGACATAAATGTCGGTAGCATATATACCGACCATTTTGCCGATGTCAGCAAGATGGTTGCTAACCTACAAAAATTATAGGAGGATTTTTAAAATGGCATTAACAGACGATGGCAACAACGGTATGGTTATGCCGGTAACACCTATGGGTGGTTACGGTGGTAATGGTTTCGGAAATTGTTTCGGAGGCGACGGGTGGTGGATTCTACTCTTATTCCTGCTCATTGGCGGTAACGGATGGGGTAACGGATTCGGCAACGGATTCGGCGGTGGTAATGACCTTTACCCATGGATGAATCAGAGCAATCAGATTAACGGCGGTTTCCGCGATCAGATGATTAACGACAACGTCACCGAAATCAGAAGCGGCGTAAACAATATTCAGACACAGCTTTGCAACGGATTCAGTGATGTGCAGATGGGTCTTGCGAACGGATTTGCAGGAGTCGAAGCAGGAGCAAACGCAAGACAGATTGCGAACATGCAACAGGCATTTGCGGCACAGACAGCGGTAACACAGGGCATGAATGACATCGGTATGTCATTACAGAGCTGCTGTTGTGAGAACCGTGCAGGACTTGCTGATTTGAAGTACACCGTAGCAACAGAGAATTGTGCAGACCGTACAGCGGCATATCAGAACACAAGAGATATCATCGACTCACAGAACCGTGGAACACAGGCTATTCTTGATAAGCTTTGCCAGCTCGAACTTGACGGTGTTAAGGCGCAGGTTGATGCAAAGAATGATAAAATCAACGAGCTTCAGACACAACTTAATATGGCGAACCTCCAGGCAAGTCAGACCGCTCAGAATGCATTTATCTCGCAGGGATTTGCTAATGAGGTTGATCAGTTGTATAACCGCCTTTCAAGTTGCCCAGTGCCGTCAACACCAGTTTTCGGCAGAACACCTATTTTCACATGCAATCAGCAGGCTAATCCTTGCGGTTGCGGATGCGGTAACGGTTCTTTCTAAGGGGGTGTGACTATGGCAGAATATCTTGCTAATGCAGAACAGGCTGTTGCATTAAATGCGCCTGTATTATTTACAGCATCTATCCCTTGCACCAAAGGGTATGTATACCATGAGGACGAAACAGGGATTTTTATTCTGAGAGGTTGCACAAATAATTGTTTTGCACGTTATAGCGTAACTTACAATGGAAATATAAGTATCCCAGAGGGCGGAGAGGTTACACCGATTGCAATTGCAATATCTGTAAACGGTGAACCAAGACCGACAAGCGCCGCAATATTTACGCCACAGGCTGTTGATGAATACGGTAATGTTACAAGTACGGCAATAATTACAGTTCCGAGAGGTTGTTGCTTTAGTGTGTCCGTGAGATATATTGATGCAACAGTTGCCGACACTGCTGTGACACCTACCCCATCAATCAACGTGCAGAACAGCAACTTAGTTATTAACAGAATTGCATGAAAGGGGGTAGATGATAAATGCATAAGATTTACGAATTAAAAGATAAACTTTGCGATGAGCTTGAAGAGTATGGCGATAAAAAGCTTGATGCAGGAAGTCTTGAGGTTATCGACAAACTAGCACATACAATTAAGAACCTTGACAAGATCATCGAGAAATATGAGGACGAAGATTATTCAAGTGCTTACGATGATGGTATGATGGGCGGCGATGGAAACCGTGGCGGTAATCGCTACGGTTCACGCTATGCAATGGCTAGAGGACGCGGCAGAAATGCAAGACGTGATTCAATGGGTCGTTATTCGAGCGATAACAGAATGATGGTCGATGAATTGCGTGACCTCATGAATGATGCACCCGATGAACGTACCAAGATGGAATTTAAGAGATTTATCGAGAAGATGGAACAGATGTGATGATAACCGAGCATGACTTGTTGGAAGCTATCGCCGAGTGTCAAGGTACACCAAAGCCAAACGCAAACACCTGTCTAAAGTTGGCGGCGTACTATACGATTTTAAATAATATGAGGGGCGAAGAACCGAAACAGCAAATGACGGCTGATTACTCATATGATAGTGCGCCGACAATACCATATAGCAATTCTGAGTTTTCACAGATCGCCGAAGAAAAAGGAATTGAAAAGGTGTTTCCGGTTCTCGATGAACTTATGTCAACCATTGCGGTGCTGAATCCGAGATTGTATCAGAGCGTTATAAGAAAGTTAGAGGAAGTTTAAGACTTCCTCTTTTTTTGATATTAACTTAAAATAATTGTTTACATTGTATTAAACATATAGTATAATCAATAATGTAATCAATAGATACGAAAGGAGAAAACAACAGTGAAACTAAAACAGTATCTTGATGAGCGCAAGACTAATAAGATTTGGCTTGCAGAACAGCTTAACATCAGCGTACAGGCATTGTACGTAAAGCTAAGAGGAGAGGGGGCGTTTAGTCTTGAACAGGCATTTAAGATTAAGGACGTTCTTAGAATGACTGATGAAGAATTTAATGAGGTGTTTGGGGGTTGAACATGAAAAAGATGAGGTGGAGAATGAAAAACTTAAAAAAAACAATATCTAGGATTTATAAAGGATATACAGATTTAGTTGCAATATTAGCAATGTTTATCGGAGCTGTATTATTTAGTTATGGGGTTATATTAACCTTTTGCGCCGAGCCTGTGTCAGTGGTAGTGCTATTCATCGGTGGATTCTTTATATTCGCCGCAGATGAGCTATTCAGATATGGAAGAACATAAAAAACCGCCTGTGCATACAAGCGGTTCAAAAAGAGATTGAAGCGGTTAAAATGAATAACCACTTACATTATAAAAAGGAGATTGAAAAAATGCAAGAGATTAAGATTACAGAGGAAATGAAAAACGATGCTGTGAAGTTAATCAACGCAGTAGAAGTATTTAAAAGCAAATATGGATTAAATATGGTAGATGTTCAGGCGTTCACATATGAAAAGAGATTGACAATATACGGAGATGATGATGAGAACGATGGATTTGACTCATGTGATATTTATGCCGATGGAACTACAAAAATTAGTCATATAAAATCCACATGAAAATAAGGAGATTGAGGAGGAAGAATAATGGATAGCTTATTTAAACTTACAGGAAAGGCAATGCAGTTAATTGAGCTTGCATCATCATCAGATGAAGAAGATAGACAGATTTTTGCCGATACCTTAGAGGGTGTAATGGGTGAAATCGAAGCAAAGGCAGATGATTACGCTTATGTTATGACAATGATAAAAGGCAAGGCGGATATTGTATCTGCTGAGATTGACCGCTTAAAAGCCATTGAAAACGCTTTAAATGCGTCATATAAGCGCATGAATGATGCAATGCTACAATCTATGCATGCACTCGGTAAAACGGTCATAGAAACGGATTTACACACGTTTAAAGAGGTAAATAACGGCGGACAGTTGCCGCTGATTGTAAAAGAAAGCGAAGTTCCTGCTGAGTATACAAAAATCGAGATCAAACAGAAACCCGACAATGATAAAATCCGACAGGCATTAAAAGAGGGAAAAGAACTTGATTTTGCAAAGTTCGGTGAGCGCGGAACACATTTAAAGATTGATTGAGAGGTATAAAAATGAATATCTACGAGAAACTTAACAAGATTCAGACCGAACTGAAGGCACCAAAAGGACAGTATAACAGTTTCGGAAAATACAAATATCGCTCATGTGAGGACATCTTGGAAGCTATCAAGCCGTTTTTAACAGAAACAAAGACGGTCTTAACAATCAATGATGAAATCGTGTTTATCGGTAACAGGTTCTATGTGAAAGCTACCGCAGTATTGACCGATTGCGAAAATGAAAACAGCTTTATCCACAATACTGCATTTGCCCGTGAGGACGATTCCAAAAAGGGTATGGATGGCTCACAGATAACAGGAGCATCCAGTTCGTACGCAAGAAAATACGCCTTAAACGGCTTGTTTGCAATCGATGATACAAAAGATGCAGACACAGACGAAAATGCCAAACAGCAGGGAAAAACAGAGCAGAAACAAGGGCCTGAGCGCATCACAAAAGAAGATGTACAGCTTATGCGAAACTTGTGTGAACAAAAGGGATTAAATCCCGATACCGTATTCCCGAAAGGCATCGAAAATCTGACAGTTGAGCAGATGAAGGAAGCATATCACAAGATAGGTAATTTGAAGAATGCAGGGGACAAGTAAAGATATAATCATGTTCCTCATGGACGCACCCAAGGAAAAAACTTGGGTGCTTGAGGAATACATAGAGAAAAAGAAAAGAAGTCTTAACGCAAACAGCTATTTCCATCTTTTGTGCGATAAATTACGGCAGAAGTTAAATATGTCGATGGCTTGTTGTAAAAATCATCTAATAACAAGCTACGGACAAATTGAATATATAGACGGTGAGCAGATGATTTATAAAACAAATGCTCCTGTTGAGTATATGCAGGAGCTTGAATCCGTACATAGTAGTTGTGTTAAGATAGCAGAAGAAAACGGCAAAGAGGTGTATTTTTATCGCTTGTATCGTGGCTCTCATACGTATGACACGAAAGAATTTTATAGATTGCTAGAGGGAACAATACAAGAATGTAAAGAGCAAGGAATAGAAACAGCCACACCAGATGAAGTTAATCACATGATAGAGTTATGGGGTAAAGATCATGGAGACAAAAGATAAAAGTGAGGGATAAGGAATGATAGATATAGAATTATATAAATTAAATCTCGAAAAGGGAAAAGCAGTTGCCTTTGATTTTGACGGAGTTATTCATAAGTATTCAGAGGGTTGGAAAGACGGTTCTATTTATGATGAACCTAACATGGGGATATTAAATTTAATTCTGTTGTTACAATTAGCAGGTATACCATGTGTGATTATCTCGACAAGAGACCCTAACCAGATAAAAGAATGGTGGGATAAGCAAGGGTTTACTATAATGTCAAAACCTTTATGTTTTGAAACTAAATTTTTTAATGACTGTACTTATGTTGGGATTACAAACAGAAAAATACCTGCTCAACTTTACATTGATGACAGAGCTTATAGATATACAGGACAATCAGTAAAAGAATTTTTAATTGATAATTCAACTAATTTTTAGCGAGGAATCCCCCACCTCTATAGGTGGGGGAGGAATCGCTTTTTTTGTAATGTAATACTTGTTTTTCTCTAAAATATATTATATAATATATTTAGAGAATCAAAGGTGGTATTTTATTATGGAATTAACTAAAACAGCAAAGATACAAATTTATACATCAGATGATGATAAAGCTCTTTT